GGTCGTAAAAGTGCAGTTCAATGGGTAGCAAAGACTAAAGGTGATAAGGCGGCTAAAAAGTATGCTAGTAGTTTATCTGAAAGAATTAATTTAGATGAAGAAGTACAGTTACTTATTGAAGGTGGAGCATATGGACATATGAATCATCCTTTTGATGATAAAAATCTTACATTTGGAGATTTAAAGAAAATAATTACAGATGGATTAGGTGGAAATCTTAATAGAGAAGATGGTGTTACAGAAAAATTAGATGGTCAAAATTTAATGATTAGTTGGAAAGATGGAAAATTAGTTACAGCTAGAAACAAAGGACAACTAAAGAATTTTGGTGCAAAATCTATGACTACTAAAGGAGTAGCTTCTAAATTTACAGGTAGGGGAGATATTAAAAATGCATTTGTTTTTGCAATGAAAGATTTAAGTAAATCTGTAGGAGCTTTATCGGACGCTCAAAAAGAAAAAATATTTGGTAATGGTAAAAAATGGATGAATTTAGAAGTTATGTGGCCGAAGTCATCAAATGTAATAGACTATGATAAAGCTCAAATAGTATTTCATGGAACGTTAGAATATAATAAAAGTGGTACAGCAATAGGACAACCTAAAGGTTCAGCTCGTATGTTAGCAGGAATGATTAAACAAGTTAATCAACACGTACAAAAACATTATACAATTGGTAAACCCCAATTTTTAACTGTACCAAAATCACAAAATTTCGATTCTAAAAATAAAACTTTTTTGAGTAGATTAAGTACATTACAAAAAGAATTTGCATTAAAGGATACCGATCCATTATCTATGTATCATGAAATGTTCTGGCAGGAATATATCATGAATGGGGCAAACCAAACTGATTTTATGAATATTACAGATGATATAGTGGAGAAGTTGGGGAGGAGATGGGCATTTTTTGATAAGTCATATAAGATAGTAGATATAAAAAAGGATTTAAAAGAAGATCATCCAGAATTTTTAGATTGGGTATTAACTACAGATAAGGAAGATCATCAAAAAATGGTAAAACAAAATATGAGACCTTTTGAAGTTTTATTTTTTGCAGTCGGAACTGAAATTTTAAAAAATATTAGTGGATACTTAGCCGCATCTCCAGATGCTGCAGTACAAAAAATAAGAAAAAATGTAATTGGAGCAATAACTAAAATAAAAAAAGCTAAAAATATTAAGAAATTGAAAACATTAAAACAACAAATAAGTAAATTAAATTCAATTGGTGGATTAGATTCAATAGTTCCATCAGAAGGAATTGTATTTAAGTATAAAGGTAAAATTTACAAATTTACTGGCGCTTTCGCCCCGGTTAATCAAATATTAGGGTTATTAAACTTTTAGAGGTTATTATGGCAGGATATAGTAGAGAAAATAAAAGACAGAATGAAGCATTACAAAATATTATGGATGGGGGAGTTCCTGAAAGACGTATATTTGTTTCTGGAGTGGATAAAGAGTTTAAAAAGGAATTAGAAGAAAAAGAAGCTCAAGAGAAAAAAATAAATGATGAAAGATCAGAGGTTTTTAAGGAATGTAGAACGCCTTGGTTTTGTCCTAAATGTGATAAGATAATGAAAAAAAGGATTGATAGTCAGTATTATCGTAGATATAATCATTGTTTGGATTGTCAGGTAGAATTTGAGAATAAATTAGCCGTACAGGGAAAATTAAATGATCATATCGAAGAAACTGTTAAACAAAATAAAAAATCTTATCTTAAAGAAATGAAACAGTCTATTGAAGAGTGGAAAAAAGCTCCAGATACAGTTTCTTTTCTTAATCAGGTTAAACCAGATGGATATACACTTGATGAAGAACAGTGGGAAGTAAATAAAGGCAATATTAATAAAGAAATTGAAGAAGCTGAAGAATATTTAAAAAAATTGGAAGAATCAATTTAATATATTTATATATTTATAAGTGTAGAATTATATACAATAGGAGAAGTTAATGTCAGACATAAATAAACTTAGAAGTTTGGTACGAGAAGAAATTAAATCCATTATGGCAGAAAAACAGGCTGATGGTGGGATGAAGAAACTGGATGTAAGATTACCAGCTCAAGCACAAAAATTTTTAGATAAGGCTGTTAGCGCGATAAAGGGTGCTAATTTAAATCGTCGGAAACAAATTGCAGCATTAGCTAAAATAATTGATGGTTTGGGATTGGATAGGAAAGAATTAGTTAGATATATTACTAAAATAAAAAAGGAATTGTAATTTATGTGGAAATTAATTTCCCTTATTTTAGCTTTTCTGGGAATATCTGGTAAGGCTTCATCTATAAAACGAACTAAAGTAAAAAAGATTGATAAAAAATTAAAAGATTCTGCTAAGAAGATTAAATCTGTCGATAAAAAGATTAAATCTACAAAGAAAAAATCTAAAAATTTAAAAAATAAGGCTGCAGATATAGAAAAAGAAATAAAAAGTGTTAAAAAAGGTAGTAAGAAGCGTAAGGAAATTAAAGATTCAAAAGACGCTGAAGATTTTTTAAGAAAATTTGCAAAAAAATAGGAGTAAATAATGGCAACAGCAGTACACGGATCATTTGTAGGTAGAACTAAAGCAATTGATACTACTCAAAATGCATATGGACAAGTTGTAAATGTCGTTGCGGCAAGTACAACATTTTCGGCAACGGGGTCAAATTTTAGTACAGCATTTATGGTGCATACAGGAACTAACTATACTTTAACTCCAGTTAATGGAAGTGGAACAATAGTTGGAGCCACTAATCCAGTGACGGCTAATGAAATATATCCAATTGCGTTGAGTAAAGTAGTAACTGGTGGTTCTACAGTCGTAACATTATTGAGATAATTGGATCTTTCGAATTATAATGAAATGGATATTAATATTATTAATAACTGCATTTTGTTCTGCTCAAGTTACGCTTACTGATGAAGAATCAAAAAAAATTGCAATAAATGTTCAGAATTTACAGGTTGAAGTTGATTCTTTAAAAAATATTGTAAATCTACAAAATAACTTGATATATATACATAAGGAAGTTATATTTTCGGACAGTATTCTCACATTAAAATTAGAAGAAAAAATTGATGTTTTAGAAAATGATGTTAAGTTACTTGAAAAAAAAACAAAGTTGGTTAAACCTTCTTGGTACGAAAATAAATGGTTATATTTTACATATGGGGCAATTATATCCGCGACGATAACATCTACTCTTAATACTATAACTAATATTTTATTATAATAATGCCTACAGATAAAAAACAAATAAAAGAAGCTATTCGTAAAGAATTTAAAAAGTGTGCAAGAGATCCTGTACATTTTTTAAGAAGATATTGTTACATACAACATCCATTAAAAGGTAAAATAAAATTTGATTTATTTGATTATCAAGAAAAAACTTTAAAAGAATTTGTTAATAATGATTATAATATTCTTTTAAAAGCACGTCAGTTAGGTATATCAACACTTACTGCAGGATATGCATTATGGATGATGACATTTTACGATGATAAGAATATATTGGTTATTGCAACTAAACAAGATGTAGCTAAAAATTTGGTCACTAAAGTTAGGGTAATGCATGCTAGTTTACCAACTTGGTTGAAACAAAAATGTGTTGAAGATAATAAATTGTCATTAAGATATAAGAACGGGTCTCAAATAAAAGCTGTAGCAAGTTCTGAAGAGGCTGGCAGATCAGAAGCATTATCATTATTAATTTTAGATGAAGCTGCATTTATTCCTAGAATTGATACAATATGGACAGCAGCATCTCAAACTTTAGCATTGGGTGGAAGATGTATAGCACTTTCTACTCCGAATGGTGTTGGTAACTGGTTTCATAAAACTTGGATAGATGCAGAGGACGATTTGAATGAGTGGAATATTTTAAGATTACATTGGTCAGTACATCCAGATAGAAATCAAGCTTGGAGAGATCATCAAGATAAATTGTTAGGTCCTTCAATGGCAGCTCAAGAATGTGATTGTGATTTTGTAACATCTGGTCAGATGGTAATTGATGGGCGTATATTGGAAGAATATAAAACTGATCATGTTAGAGATCCAATTGAAAGACGAGGAATAGATAGTAATGTTTGGATATGGGAGCCACCCAATTATACAAAAGATTATGTGGTGAGTGCAGATGTAAGTAGAGGTGATGGAACCGATTATTCAGCATTTCATGTTATGGAAGTAGAAGATTGTAAACAAGTAGCGGAATATAAAGGTAAGATTGGAACGAAAGATTTTGGTAATTTACTTGTAAATGTATCTCAGGAATATAATAATGCATTACTTGTTGTTGAAAATGCGTCAATTGGTTGGGCAGCTATACAACAATGTATAGATAGAGATTATGAAAACTTATTTTATATGAGTAAAGATTTACAATATGTAGATACACAAAAACAAATGACAAATAAAATTTATGGACAAGAAAAACAAATGGTTCCTGGTTTTACAATGTCAATGAAGACAAGACCATTAGTTATTGCTAAATTAGAAGAATTTTTTAGAGAGAAAGCAGTTGAGGTTTATTCTTCGCGCCTAATAGATGAGTTGTTCGTATTTATATATAACAATAATAGAGCAGAAGCAATGACTGGATATAATGATGATTTAGTTATTTCTTTTGGTATTGCTTTATGGATACGAGATACTGCTTTACGTTTAAGAGCTGAAGGAATAGAATTACAGAAGAAAGCTATTTCTGGTATAACTATGAATCCAGCTATATATACTCCTACTGATGAAAATGATAGTTGGAAATGGGAAGTTGATAAGAAAAAAGAAGATTTAACTTGGTTAATAAAATAAAGAGGTAAAAATGGCCGATAAAAGCTTAAGAACTAGATTAAAGAGATTATTTTCAACAAGCGTAATTGTTAGAAACGTTGGTGGACGACGATTAAAAGTAGTTGATACTAGTAAATCTCAATATATGCCAACTAGAGGATTGATTGATAGATATAAGAAGATTTATTCAACTGGTGGTGCAGGATTGTCTGGTTACTCAGATAATCAATTAATTAAGTCGTTACGACTTGGGTTATTTAGAGATTATGAAGCAATGGATGGAGATGCTATACTTTCTTCCGCATTAGATATATATGCAGATGAATCTACGATGAAAAGTGAGTATGGAAATGTTTTAGAAATTAATACATCTAATGATAATATTTTTCAGATTTTACATAACTTATATTATGATATATTGAATATAGAATTCAATTTATGGCCTTGGGTTCGTAATATGTGTAAGTATGGAGATTTTTATTTAAGATTAGATGTTGATGAACGTTTCGGTATTAGAAATGTGGAACCTTTATCTGTTTATGATGTAACTAGATTAGAAAACGAAGATCCAGATAATCCAGAATATGTAAAATTTAAATTAGAACAAGGTGCTACTGGTGGTGGAGCTGCACAAGGTTCTATGACTAGTAGGATAGAAGAATTTGAAAATTATGAAATAGCACACTTTAGATTACTTTCAGATTCTAACTTTCTTCCCTATGGTAAGTCTATGATAGAAGGAGCCCGTAAGGTTTGGAAACAATTATCTCTTATGGAAGATGCAATGTTGATTCATAGAATTATGAGAGCACCTGAAAAAAGAATATTTAAAGTTGATATTGGAAATATACCACCGGCAGAAGTTGATAATTATATGAACCAAATTATTGATAAGATGAAAAAAGCACCAGTTGTAGATAAGGTTACTGGTGATTATAATCTTAGATATAATATGCAAAATATTACAGAAGATTTCTTCTTACCAGTTCGTGGTGGAGATAGTGGAACAAGTGTAGA